TGTTAAGAATAAATTTAAATCCAACAGGACTCAAAAAATTCTTATTTTGTATTTGATTCTTTAGTCCGTTAGAAATTGCCATTATAGTTTTTTAGTTATTTATCCTTCGACTGTTCTCTTTTTTTAATTCTCTTCTTTATCATCTTAGCATAAAAGACATCCTTTTTACTATACCAATCAGGATGTGCTTTTGCTAACTTAAGAAGTTTCTTTGCGGCTTGTTTGTCTGTTAATTGTGACATTATTCATCTTAGTCTACACTAGGCATATTATTTATACCCATAAAAAAGAGGGTGGTTAACCCTCTTGATATTAGTCTACTAGTTTATTTTCGATACCTTCACCACACTCAGTACCATAAAGTTGAGGTAAGAATCCTAACCACTTGTATGGTACTTTGCCATTTAGTTTCATCTTGAGCATAGCATAGTTTACTACTAACTCATCATACATATCAAACTTTTCCTTTGCATTCTGACGTTGATCTCTTACACCTTCAGCAGTATCACAACCCTTAGTATAACCTATGAGTTCTGTAGTTTCTAATGCTTTACCATCCGCAGCATCGTCATTAACAAATTTTCTCATATGCTGTATGAAGGCATCTTGAATGTAGTCATCAACCTTTGTGCATAAGACAATAGGGTTTGTGATGTCTTCTTCACCATATGTAAACTCTGCATCAACAAAGTCATAAGCTTCTTTCTTTGCTTTTGAACCTGTACTGATATGTCTTACATGAGCAGTCTCAGACTCTAAGTAAATCGAAGATGCAATTTGATCGATTTGCCTTTTGTTCCAACTATGCTCAGAACGATTTACCCACTCAATGATCTTATCAAGATCTTCAATGCTATGTCTTTTTGCCCATTCTAGTCCTGTGTTGATGAAGTCACGTTTTGTATGCTCATCTGCTCTAGCACTATTGTTAGCACTGAGTTGAACATGCTCTTTGACATCTTCCATATCAAAGTCTTCTTTGAGTTCATATACCCATGTTGGTGCATGGATTTCACCCATATCATTGAGTTTCCACCATCTGTTGAATCCATCCCAAAGATATAAGGTATCTCCAACCCAAACTAGAATTAATGGTCTTTCGGAAACATCCCAACCTTTTTCTACATCATTCTTTTTTAGTTTTGTTCCACCTGATCGTGCAGTATTACCAGAGTCATCAGTATCCACCTCTGTCATATCAGATACTTGGAAACCCCTGTATTCTAATCCCCAGAATGAAGGAGGACTTTTAATGATAGCTTGAAATACTTCATTGTCGAGAACATCTGACCAGTTCCCTCCAGTGAAAGGAATCAAGGTTCTCATAGATGATATAGGGGTGCTTAGTGTTGCAGTCATATTTACTTATGTAATTCAGTGATTTATATACGTAATTATATAGGCGTGAAAAGCTTTTGTCAAGTGTAGTGATAACCGAACATAAAAAAGACCCTCCCGAAGGAGAGTCTTTTGATCCATCTCGAACCGAGATATTTAGATCACATGAGGTTCTTAATAGCAACTCTTCTGTAGTAACGGTTAGAGTTAGACTTAAGAGCACCAAGACCAGCTGTTGTGCCTTCTGCAAATGGGTTAGCAACAAGACCGTAACGAGTCTTAAAGCCAATTTTTGGTTGGAAGGTTTCCTGACCAACTGCACGAACCATCTGTAGAGGAACGTATGGGCAGTAGAACAGACCAGCATCGTAAGGAGAAGATCCTTTGTAACCAACAACGTAGTACTGGTTAGCACCTTGTGCAAGTCCAGAGTTGTTAGCTGCTAGGTTAGCAGAATAAGGATCGATGTATACCTTGTACTTACCTTGAATAGTACCAGCAAATGTATTACCAGCATCATCAACGTTAAGGTTAGCATTAAGTGCAGGAGTGTAATCAAGTACACCAGCCATTGTTAATGCAGAAGCAACGTCAGCAGAGCAAAGGATGACGTTACCCTTTCCGCGACGAGTTCTTTGTGCGATTCTGTTTGCATCTCTTTCGATCTGGAACAGAAGACCTTTAAACTTCTCAACTGACCAACGACCATTACTGTCGATGTCTAAGTCAAATACACCACCAGTTGCTACGTTCTCAACAGCACCCTGTTCAGCAGTCTTGTAGATAGTTCTAATAACTTCTCTGTTGATTTCCGCAAGGATCTCAGTAGAAAGGATATTAGCAAGTTCTGCTTCAGCATTTAAGCCGTGGATAGCTTTCAAGTCTTGAGCAAGCTCTAGTGAGTACTCAGCTTTCAACGCACGAGACTTTGCAGTCACGGTGACCTTCTCGATTGAGAATGCCATCTGGTTGAAGTGATTTCCAGCACCGTTACCAAGGTTCTCTGAATCACCAGTAACCATACCTTGACCAACACTGTAATCAGTATTAGTTGCAGATGATGTTGGGTTAAGAACAGCAGGGTTAGTACCAGACTGTGAAGTAGTACCAATACCAGCTCCAGCTTCTGAGAAGCCGTTCTCTAGACTGTTACCACTGTTTTCTCCAGAGAACTGTGTCTCTGCTTCGTTGTAGAATGCTTCTACTCCATCAGCACCCATGTGCTTGTACTTGGAGCGCATTGCAAAGATAAGTCCAGTAGGACCTGTCATTGGTTGAACACCAGCAAGGTCGTATGCGACCAAGTTTGGCATTGATCTTCTAATCAAAGAGATTAGAACAGGGTCGAAACCAGCCTGTGGAGCAGATGCTGATCCACCAAATCCACCTGAAGCGCCTGCAGCGTTTGCGTGGTTTGTTGGGGTTTCTGTAAGAGTCATGCCACCTTCTGAGAAGGCTTGCTCATCTCTTAAAAATCTTTCTTGGTTTTCTAACAGGACAGCAGTTACACTACGTCTATGAGGATCTGAAATCTTTTCGATTCCATCATAGTCTAGTAGAGGAGCCCACTTTTCCTGCAATGATTCTGATTGGAACATTGCTTTAAAAATAAGTGTTTAGTTTGTAATTGTTAAAATCAACTTTTTGCTACTGCAGATAGTGTCTTAAGATAGTTTGCCATTGAACCAGAGTGACTTACTGGTGCAGAGTCAACTCCCTCAGAGAGACTTTCTGTTTTTGCTTTTGCTGAAGATATACCATTAGGGAAATAAGATTCCTTTAGCATCTCCAGTTTTTCACGATATTGGTCTTCACTTTCAAACTCTACACTTTCGGAAAGTGAGGAGAGCTTCTCTTTCTGCGTAGTCGCTAGACCGTCAGAAACAGATTCGAGAATACCATCAGCAACAGACTCAGCAAGTCTCTTATTTAAACCGATGTTTTTCTCAATTTGCTCATTGAGCTTGGTTTCCATGTCATCAAGTTTATCTACCATAGTCTCAAGGACATCATATTTATCGTCAGGAATGTGTACATAATGTTCTTCAAAAAGACCCTTCATTCCACTAAGGAATGATTCGGTCAATTCTGTTTTGAGTCCGTGTTCGACAGCTAATTCGTTTTCTGTCATCCATTCTTCGGACACATACTCTAGATAAGAGTCAACTCTTTGTCCGAGTTCCTCTTTGGCTTCAGCAACTTGCTCGGCAAGTTTAGCTTCGTGCTCAGCCTCGATTGCTTCTTTAACTTCAGCAATCTTAGACTTAAGAGCAGCCTCAAAAATAGTTTTTGCTTTTTCCTTGAACTCTTCTGATAGTTCTTCACCACCTAAAAGAGCATTGACATCTTCTTCGACATCAACTTCTTCTTCTGTAGTTACTTCTTGTTCTGCCACTACTTCTTCGGTAGAAACTTCTTCTTCCTCAATTGTATTTTCTTGAGAAATTTCTTCTTCTTCCTTCTGCATTGGCATAGCAGGTTTTGCACCTTTGTTAACTACATCCTTGACCTGTTTAAGGGTCGAACCAGGTGTCTTTAACTTGGCAGAGTCGTCTGTAGGACTATAGTTCTCAGGTGTAGGACCACCTAAATCTTCTACATTTGGTGGTATTCCACCTGTAGTAAGCTTTGGCATAGGTTCCGCAGGTTTTGCGTTTGCGTTCACAGCAGTTTTGGATTGCTCCATTTCTTGTAAATCT